ACACCAGGGTGCTGGCCGCAGCGTCGGCCGCCAGGGAGCGGTACCGCCGCGAGCCAACGCCAGAGAATCGCCGCGCGGCCGAAACCGCGAGCGAGGCATTGGCGGCCAGAGGCTTCAGGGTGGGGCCGGTGGATCAACCGAACAGGTCGGCCTGAAATGGCCCCGTGCTGGCCCCAGGATGGCCCAGGACGCGCTTCTTCGCTTTGGGCGCTGTGATGCTGCCTTGGACGGCTGGCGCGTCTGTACGGGCCGCATTTTTGAGGTCTATGGCCCTCCCCGACGCTGGATCGAACCACCAACCACCGATCACGCCGCGGTAAGGCTCGGGCCGCACGGCTGGAAAGGTCACCTTGGGAGACTTCAATGTTCAGGCCCTCGTATGAGTCCGACGCCCGGCTGGTGAGCTGGGCCGCTGAGAAAACATCGCCGGCCGATCTGCAGGATGGTCACAAGCGGCTGGTCCGCGCCCATCTGAAGGCGCTCGTGGAACTGACCGGCGAGGAGCACACGGCTTGGTTTGCCGAGGCCATGGCCGACATCTTCGACACCAGAGCCTACCGGCGCGAGGCGATCGCCACCTTCAGGCGGTGGCAGGCGAGCCTCCTCGACGCGCCTGGACCGGATGACCGGTCACCCACCGCCCGCAGGCAGAAAGCCCTCGCCGGCCGCTAGGCGGCGTCCTTGGAGCCGTTGAAGTCCTGGCCGCCGGTCTGCTCGTTGGTCGCGCCGGCGCCCTCGACCTCGACCTTGGCGATGGTGATGGCGGGCTTGACGGCGGCTCGGCGTCCGTAGATCGCATACCGACCCGAAGCGAACTGGTGGACGATCACCACCTCGCCGGTCCCCTGCATCAACACGCCGATGAGGCGGCCACCGCCCTGGCGAGGTCCTTTGACCTCCCAAATCTTCAGGGCGTCAGGGTCCTCGGCCTTCATGGCCGCCAGACCCTGCGCAATGGGCTCAGGAGCCACGGTAGCGGCCGGCGACGGCGCAGGGGCCTGGGGTGCGCGCGGGGGCGTCTCTTGGTTTCTGGACATACTCAGTTCCTTTCGTGAGGCATGATACGCGCCAGGGCCCGGGCGCGCTCCGGTAGTTAGGGCAGGGGCTCCAGCTCTTCGAACCGCGATAACCACATCTGGGCGGCCATCTCGGGCGCCCAGGGCTCGATGACGATGGGCAGGAGCGGGTACTGATCGAGGCCGTTCCAGTCGTCGCCGCTGCCGGCGGTCAGATCGCGCTGCTCGGTCCTCAGAAGGCAGAGATCAACGTACTTGACCTCGGGCGGCAGCGGCAGGGTCATCCTGAACCGCTTGGCGATGGCGGCCTCGACCCGGTGCTCGACGGCCTTGTAGTCCGGCAGCAATTGCTTCAGCGGGCCGACGACGTCGCCGATGTAGGCCTCGGCCGCGTCATGCATCAGCGCCTCGAACTCGTGCGGCGGCTGGATCGCGTAACTGGCGAGGACGCAGTGCTGCGCGACTGAGTAGTACCGCAGCGACTGACCGCCAAAGCGGCAGGTGTAGGCAAGGCCCCAGGCGATGTCCTCGGGATGGATCGAGCCAGGGTCTGGGTTCAGGAAGTCGAAGTAGCCGCCAGATCGGAGGACGATGGTCGCGCCCCTCACCCCTGGCTTGGATTGCAGCATCTCTGCGGTGGTCATCAGCTCGTTCCCCTGGTGTAAACCCGTTGCTGGCGGCCACCGACGAAGGCCTTGGCGCGCTCGCACCTCAAGGCCGTCAGTATGCTGCTCATCCTCAGCTTCATCCGCTGATCCTGGCGCGAGACCTCGACTCCGCATGCCTCCTTGAGCACCTGCGACATGGTGAACATGTCCGGCGCCGCGCGCAGCCAGTCCTCGACGACGGTCGTCCAGATGTCGTCATCGGTGCGATCCTCCTGAATGCCGACCACGATCTTGGCCTCGGCCTCGTCGATCCACCACGTTCTGGCCATGGCGTACATCTCGACGGCCTCGGCCCAGAGGTGGGCGCGGTCGCGCTCGATGGCCTCGATGTCGATCCGCCCGCACGCGATTGGCCAGAACCTGCGGGCGCCGGTCTGATCCCGCAGGTAGCCTGAGCCTAGGAGAGGATTGATCGTGCCGGCGAAGACGCAGCGCCTAGGCCTCGTGATCACGTTGCGACCATACGGCGGCCGGTAACGGTCCTCCTGGCGCGCGAGCCAGTCCTTGACCGTGTCGGTTTCCTTCTTCGAGAACTTATCCAGCTCGGGGATTTCGATGATCCAGCGGCCCTGGATCATGGCCTGGGCATCCTTGTTGGAGATGTCGCCGATCTGGTCGCTGAAGTTCTCGCGCCCGGCTAGGGTGCGCAGCAGCATCGATTTCTTGGCGCCCTGCGGTCCCTCGAAGACTGGCATGGTGTCGCACTTGCATCCTGGCTCCATGACCCTGGCCACGGCCGAGATCATGAACTTGCGCCCGACCGTCGAGGTATACTCGTCGTCTATCGCGCCTGCGTAGGTGGCCAGCCATTTGTCGATCCGCTCGCGCCCGTCCCAGACGATGTCCTGCAGCCAGTCCTTCAGAGGATTGACGACGTGCTCGACGGCGACGGCGCGGATGCCCGCTGCTGCTGCCGACACCGAGGCCTCGACGCCCTGCATCCCCAGGAAGGCGGCCACGTTGAACTCGTCCGCGTCACTGAGCTGCGTTGGATACCGCTCACGATCGTCGCCCGGCAGGCCTCGGGTCATGATCATCTCGTCGCGGAACTCGTCGTACACGAACATGCCCACCAGCAGCGGGTGATGGTGCAGCATCTTCTTGAGGTTCGGCGCAGATCGGCGTCTCAGCCCGCCCTCGGCTGTCCAGTCCCAAGTGTGGTCCTGCATCCAGTCCTGGCCAGCCGGCGCCGGACGCAAATGGCGGACGTCATCACCAGAGCGCGCAGGCATCGAGCGTCAGGCGGCTTGGCGTGACGGCGTTGATGCTGTGGCCTGCACCATGGCGAAAACCTGGGCCTGGGTGAGGCAATAGACGGACTTCAGCTGCTCCCACCGCTTGGCTGGAATGCCGCGGCGCCGCCATGCCCAGACGGTTTGGTATGGCACGCCGAGCGCCAGGGCCATAGCCTTGACACCCTTCTGATCGATGAAGTCGGCGAAGGTCATGCCGTCCCCTGCGTTTGGAGGAGCCCATCCAGTGCGTCGGCGTTGCCGGCCTCGATGTTCCTGGCCACCATCTCCATGGCCATGTCCGGCGTCATGTGCTGGTGATCCTGTAGCGCCACGAGCTGGCCGACGAGGTGCGCCGCGCAAGCGAGAATCTCCTCGGCGCTCAGGTGGGCATGCTTGCCGATCACGGCGATCAGATCATCGCGGAAGGCCTTCTGGCCCTGGGTCGGGCCGATGTTACGCAGGGCGCTCATCGGGCGCCTGCGGTTACCGGGTGGTGACCCTGGTGGTTACCGCGTGGTAACCAGCTGCGCCCTCGCCCCATGCCGTCCTCCTCTGCGAATGCAGAACTCTTTGCAGAACCGCGAGGCCAGCGCAAGCCCCTGTTCCGTTACTGATGACCGACGCGCTTTGACGTACGAACTCATCAAATTCATGAAGATGAACAGACTGTCCTACTGTCTATATATCTGTCTTTATATCTGTCTTGTTGTAAGTGTAGGTTATATATAGGTTTTTAGGTGGTTGTAGACAGTGTGACAGTCAAAACGCCAAACATGCCTTAGTACCCAAAAAGGGGAACTAGGGGGTTTTGGAAAATGGGGGGTCAGACTGTCTAGCTGTCTAGTGGCAATGATTTCAGTGGGTTAACCGAGACAGTCTCGAGGCGGAGACTGTCTACTTGCGAAAAATCGGCGGTTGGAGCAGGATTTTGCGTGTCGTTTGGGCCACACCAATATGCGTCCGTTGGCCTGGGCATACTACATCTTGGGGGTACCGGGTTTGGCGCTCACATACGACGAGTTGGCCGAGGAGAACCGTTACCTGCGCCGCCAACTCCTGATCGACATCGACTTCTCAAACAGCGCCCAGGAACAGCAGGCGCTCGGCATCCCACCGCTCGCCTACAAGCTGCTTCGGGCCCTCTATGACGCCCACGGCAGAGTCGTGCCCTATGATCAGCTGTTCGAGATCGTTGACGTCGAGACATTTCGCGTGAACCTTTGTCGAGTCCGCAAGGTCCTTGGGCCCGATGTCATCCGCACCTATTGGCGCATGGGATTGGCGATCACCACCGAAGGCCAGCGCGTAATCGATGACGTCAGGGCCTCGATCAAGGTCGCAGCATGAGCACCATCACCGTCGACATCGAGAACAAATTCCACATCGGCCAGAGCGTCACCATCCGCACCATCGATGGCCACGCCGGCAACTACAAGATCACCCACTGCGCGCCCCACCAGTTCAGCGCCGAATCTCTCGCCAGCCGCAAAACGCGCAGAGCGATCGAGGCGTTTGATCGGAAGCGGAGAAGGATCGCGGCTCGCAAAACCGCCGCGGCCAATCACGCGCGCGACGCCGAGGTCGAGGTCGATGGCCAAGCGAACGCCCCCGCCTGATCCGCCAGTCGATCTGGCGAGTGAGCGCAAGCGGCGGCGCATGCGCCCGGCTGGGCCAGCGAACGGTCCTGGCTGGGGCGGGCCAGCGAAAGGCCCAGGCAACCGTGGCCCAGGACCTGGGCGCCCAACGAAGGCCCAAGCTGCAGCGCGCTTGCCGGCCGACGCAGCGATTGCCGAGGAGGCGCGGCGCACGCTGCTGGGGATCATGCGCGACGGCGAGTTTGAGCATACGCGCACCCTGGCCGCCAACGCGCTGCTGGATCGGATCGAAGGCAAGCCGGTCGCACGCCACATCGTTGACCCTAACGGCGAAATCGATGAGCCTCTGACCCTTCGCGCGGTTCGCCCGCCACCGGCCAAGGAGAGCGCCTGAACATGCCCGAGGTGACCGAGACCATCACCAGCGACATCGACATCACGGTGAGCTGCGTTGGCCAGGTGGTGACGTTGTCGTTCGCCCTGGGCACCGAGGCCGACGCCGAGAAGTTTATGGCCAACGCCGTCACTGGACTTGCTGGCGGTCGCTGGTGTATCGCCGGGCGCCTGACGGAGCCGCCGTCACGGATGAACTGACGTGGGCCCGGTAGCTCAAGCGGTAGAGCGCCAGCCGAAGAGGCTGGGGGATGTGGGATCGAAACCCACACGGGTCGCCATCCTGCGCCGCCTCGCGCCGTACCTCGTCCTCGGGCCGATCTCGGGCCCGCTGACCTCGGGGATCGTCACCAACCTGCGCGAAGGCCGCCCGGTGCTGGCCTCGATGTACGCGATCACCCTGGCGGGATGGCTGATCGTCGCCCCGATCTGGGTGACCACCGCCTGGGCGCGGGTGCTGTGAGCCATGCCCGAGATCGAAATCCCCGAGAAGGTCTTCGATGCCTTCTATGACGATGACTGCCGGTGGCGCGGCGCCGACGGCATTCGCTACGTCACCCTCGAAGGTGGCCGCGGCGGAGGCAAGTCCGAGGGCATCGCCCGCATAGGCATCGCCAGGGCCCGATCCGAACGCTGCCGAATCCTCTGTACGCGGATGTATCAGGCCTCGATCGCCGAGTCGGTGCACCGCACGATCGTTGACGCCATCAACGAGGCCGGCATGGAGCGCGAGTTCTACATCGGCAAGACCTCGATCAAGCATGTGAAGACCGGCAGCGACTTTCTCTTCGCCGGGCTGCAGCGCGACATCATGGCGATCAAGTCGCTGAAGGGCGTCAAGTACGCCTGGGTCGAGGAGGCGGAGTCTGTCCCCAAACACATCTGGCAGGTCCTCGATCCGACCATCCGTGTGAACGGCGGCCAACTCTGGATCAGCTACAACCCCGACGAGGAGATGAGCGCCACCCATCAGGACTTCAACGTCCACGCGCCGCCCGAGTGCGTCGTGCGCCACATCAGCTGGCGGGACAACCCATGGTTTCCCCAGAGCCTCAACGCCCTGCGGCTGATGGCGCTGCGCGCGGCCGACAGCGGCGACGCCATCGCCCAGGCCGCCTATGACTGGATTTGGGAAGGCAAGTGCAGGCGGATCACGGACGCGATTGTGTTCCGCAACCGGGTGACGATCGAGGACTTCGACGAGCCCGAGGGCGTGCGGCCGTTCTACGGCGCCGACTGGGGCTTTGCCGACGATCCCGCGGCGCTCGTCCGCTGCTACATGCACGAGGGATCGCTCTTCGTGACCCATGCCGAGTTCGGCTACCACATCGAGATGGACGACATCCCGCAGCTGATCTTCGGGCGCGTGCCGGGGTCCGACAAATGGCCGATCAAGGGCGATGCGGCGCAGCCCATGATCATCAGCTATCTGAAGAACCGGCGCGGCTACAACATCAGCGCGGCCGAGAAATGGTCAGGCTCCGTCGAGGATGGGATCGCACACCTGCAGGCCTTCACGCGGATCGTCGTTCACCCTCGCTGCAGGGACACGATCGGCGAGGAGTTCCGCCTGTACTCGTGGAAAACCGATCCGAAACAACTCGACGATAAAGGTAACCCCCTCGTCTTGCCGATCTTGGTCGACAGGTACAATCATGGCATCGATGCGCTGCGCTATGCGCTCGACGGCTACATCAGGGGCAGAGGTCCAATGGTGATCAAGGGCAGCGGCAGAGCGGCGCCCTCGACGCCTCGGCCACCGCGCGCTCCGATGAGGATCAGGGGGCGGGCGTGAACCGGCTGACCGCCTCGCTTTTCTTCAGGAAGAAGCCGCGCCAGGAGCCGCAGCGTCTGACCCGCGAGGTCCTGGCGGTCGACGCCGAGCCCTGGCCGCAGGTGATCAAGGTCCTCGATGACGCCCACCGCGAGACGATCGCCTATGAAGTGCAGCAGCATGGCCGCACGGTCCTGCGCCTGCCGGTGAGGGGCGCGGTGCGATGACCGAGGTCACCAAGCTGGAGCCCAAAGCCGCAGCGCCGGCAGCTGCTGTCAAGCCGGCGATGAAGATCAGGCCGTCGAGGCATGCGATCCAGGCTCAGGCCGAGAAGGCAGCGGCCGAGGCCCGGCCTGATTTCCGCGCCATGTTCCCGCCTGCGCCACCACCGCCTGGGGTGCCGGCCGATGCCGCCATGGCCATGGATGACATTTCGCCGGTCTTCGACTTCGCGGCCGTCAACAACTTTGTCACCGCCGGCATTCAGTGGCTGGGCTGGACCTACCTCGCCGAGCTGACGCAGATCACCGAGTACCGGCAGCTGACCGAGACCCGCGCCAAGGAGATGACCCGCAAGGGGATCGAACTCGACTACGAGGGCGACGACGAGGAGAAGGCCACTGAGCGCCTCGCGGAGCTGGGGCAGGCCATGGCCGACTTCAGGGTCCTCGACGTCCTGCGCATAGCGGCCGAGCACGACGGGTTCTTCGGCGGCGGCCACATCTTTATTGATCTCGGCAAGTCAGAAGGACCAGAACTGAAGTCTAAACTGGTCATCAGCCCGAACAAGATAGGTAAAGGCGACCTCAAGGCCTTTCGAAATGTCGAGCCGATGTGGGTCTATCCCGCCCCGTACAACTCACTGAACCCCCTGGCCGACAACTTCTTCAGGATCGATACGTGGTACGTGATGGGCCAGCTCGTCCATCAGTCACGCCTGATGACGATGATCACCGCCGCGGTGCCGGACATCCTGAAGCCGGCCTATTCGTTCCGCGGCGTGTCGCTGTCGCAGCGGGCCAAGCCGTACGTCGACAACTGGCTGCGCACGCGCCAATCGGTCTCGGACATCACCCACAGCTTCTCGATCATCGCCCTGCTGACGAACCTTGCCGGCGCGCTGCAGGGGGGCGATGACTGGGATACGGTCTACCGGCGCATGGACGAGTTCAATGCGCTGCGCGACAACCGCGGCTCCTTCGTCATGGACAAGGACACCGAGCAGCTGGTCAACCTCGCGGTGCCGCTGGGCACCCTCGACAAGCTGCAGGCGCAGGCCCAGGAGCAGCTGAGCGGGCCCGCGCAGATACCGCTGATCAAGCTGTGGGGCATCACGCCAGCGGGCCTGAACGCCTCGTCAGAGGACGAGATCAGGGTCTTCTACGACTCGATCCTGGCCCATCAGGAGCATCTCTTCCGCACGCCGGTCAAGGTCATGCTCGACTGCCTGCAGCTACACCTGTGGGGCGAGATCGACGAGGACATCGGCTTTCACTTCGTGCCGCTCTGGCAGCTCGACGAGGCCGGCGAGGCCTCGATCCGCAAGACTGACGCCGACACCGATGCGGTCTACATCGACGCAGGCGCGATCTCGCCCGAGGACGTCCGCAGGCGGATCACTGGGGACAAGAAGAGCCCCTACGCCGGCCTCGATCCCGAGGACTTGCCCGACCCGCCCGAGAACGAGGCGCCGCCGCCTGGGGGCGATCCGGCCGCGAGCCTCGGCGAGAAGAAGTCTGTAGAACGCGCCGCCGACGAGGCCCTGCTGGTGGTCACCGCCGATGGTCGGGTGATCGGCGAGCTGACGGGCGATGAATGGCGCGAGGAGGATCACCCCAGGGGCCAGCCTGAGAACGCAGGCGAGTTCG